TGCAATTACTGCATTCTTCTCTGACCAACGACTCAAAACTGTCAACGGCAAGATTGAGAATGCTTTGGACAAAGTGGCTAAGCTGTCTGGTGTGTACTACACATTCAACGACACAGCCAAGTCTTTTGGTTACGACAGCGATGAAGTTCAAGTTGGTGTGATTGCTCAAGAAGTTGAAGCAGTGTTACCACAGATCGTCAAAGCCGCACCATTTGACTTGGATGAACACAACAACAGCAAGTCAGGCGAGAACTACAAAACAGTTCAGTACGAGAAGTTGGTTCCGCTCTTGATTGAAGCGATTAACGAACTTCGTGCAGAAGTTACAGCATTGAAAGGAGCAATCTAAATGGCAGTCTCTCTTGTATCAACGGGCGTACAGTTTCCCGATTCATCAATTCAAACCACAGCGGCTACGGGTAGTTCTGCTAACAGCCAACAATTTACATCATCTGGCACATGGACAAAACCAGCGGGTGTAACTTTTGTTCAAGTTGAATTATGGGGCGCTGGCGGTGGCGGTGGTAGTGGTTGTAGAGGCGCTAATGATGCAATTAGAAATGGCGGTAGTGGCGGTGGCGGCGGTGCGGCGGCAGTGGTATTATTTTTAGCTTCTGATTTAACTTCTACTGTTACTGTGACTGTTGGAACAGGTGGTGGCGGTGGTGCAGGCGTTACTACAGGAACAAATGGCAATAATGGAGGTGCTGGGGGCACTACATCTTTTGGCACTTATGCTTATGCTTATGGCGGTGGTGCTGGTAGAGGTGGCAATCAAGCGCAAACATCCGGTGGAGGTGGTGGCGGTAGCGGAAGTGTAGGCGGTACAGGCGGCAATTCCACGACTTCTACTGGCGGCACTCCATCTGCGGCTAATTTTTTTGGCGGTGGTACAAATCCATTTAACACAGGTGGAGGTGGTGCTGGTGGCGCTAATCAAAACAGAGGTGGTTCTGCTGAATGGGGTGGTGGCGCTGGCGGTGGTTCAAGTGATGGCGCAACACTTTGCTACGGTGGTAGTTCGATTTATGGTGGTGCTGGCGGTGGTGGAGGCGGTAGCTTAAGCAGTAGCGCAGTAGTAAGACCGGCTGGTGCTGGAGGCTCTCAAGGCTATGACGTTGCTAATGGCGGTGGCGGTGCGGCCGCTACTGGTTCTGGCGCTGGTGGTGCTGGTGGTACAAGTTCAAATGGGTCTGGTCAAGGTGGTGGAGGTGGTGGCTCGGCTGGCTCTGGCGGTGGTGCGGCTGGTGCTGGAGGTGCTGGCGGTACGGCTGGCGGTGGCGGTGGCGGTGGTGGTGGCTCTACTGATAGTAATTTGAGTGGCGCTGGCGGTGCGGGTGCTAGAGGTTTAATGCGCGTTATGTCTTGGTAAGGGGTAAAAATGAAATACGCAATAATTCAAAACAATATTGTTGTTAACATTGCTGAGGCAGAGCCTGAGTTTGCCGCACAAATGGGTTGGATAACTTACCCTGAATATATCAATAATCAAGTTGTTGGTATTGGATGGCAATACGATGGCGTTAACTGGACACCACCAGCCGAAACAACACCTGAAACGACACCCGAAGAAACACAACAAATTTCGCAAGGAACTACAGATGAAACTGCAACTACCAATTGAAACAGCAAACCAACTTCTCGGTTACTTGGGTGCACGCCCCTACCAAGAGGTGTACCAACTGATCCAAGCAATTCAGGACGCCGCAAAACCTCCCGAAGTTGAAACTCCTAAGGTCGAAGATGGAACCAGTGGAGACTAAGCTCGCCGTCCACGAAGCGGTGTGTGCTGAACGCTATCGCTCGATCGAAGACAAGCTCGATCGGGGTAAAGAGCGGATGCGCACCATGGAGTATCTGTTGTACATACTCCTCGCGGCGGTGCTCTTTGGTCCCGGCGTAGCGGCGGAGTTCGTTAAAAAGCTACTCAATCTGTAGGCACAGGCATGGATGCGCTGGCTAATCCTACTCTTGTCGTTAGTCATCGCAGGAGCGTCGTCCAAGCAAGGGTGCCATGTGCGCGAGTTCTGGTCGATCGCTTGGACAATCCACAACCCGTCGGAGCGACATCAGCAAATGTCGATGTGGCTGACGAACAATGTGCGGTTTTGCAGAAGCCAAGATTTAGCGGTCATCTGGAACAATTTGTCCGAGTGGGCTGGCACAGCGGACTCTGCAGAACTCAGGACGAAAGTCATTCATGGATACAAAGATGCACTTGAGCGTGAAAAGAAATGATTCCGCCCATTCACAAGTGGTACCCAATGGTTCAGCCCGGAGGCGATCCGACGAAGACAGACGCGCTGGAGCGCAGAATGGAACGTTTGCAGGAAGAGTATGCGCAAGCGTTGAAAATGCGCAAGGTGAAAGACAAGATAGACGACCTCGAATTCGAGCTGTACGTGAAGAAAGCCGAGCGTAATAAGCTCAATCTCGAGATTTTTACCAACCGTAAGCTGGATATATATGTATGACCAAGAGACCCATACCCAGACCAGTAAAGAAACCCACTCCGGACACCCGGGACAAGCTGACGCTGTACGTCACACTTATGGTAAGCACCACCCTGTGCATCTCCGTATTGGCCATGGTAATCAGCTTTATGCTTGGTCTGTGGGCGAAGGAAGTGGACAACGCCGAGATCTTCAAGATGATTTCACCCGCTTTTTCTACTCTTATCGGCGGTATGATTGGGTTCCTGAGTGGTATCAAACTCATGCAGAACGACGATAAATCTAAACCTTGTAAGGAGTAATCATGTTAGATATCTTAAGTGGTGGTATTTTAGGCTCTATATTCGGCGGCGTGTTCCGCTTGGCCCCCGAGGTGCTGAAGTTCTTCGACAAAAAGAACGAGCGGATGCACGAGTTGAATATGTTCGCCCGCCAGTGCGAGCTGGAACAGCTCCGGGGCCAGCAAAAGCTTGCGGAGATTGGTGCACAGCGTGAAGCGGCAGTGGACGTCGGGGTGATGGATGCATTTAACAATGCTATCATTCAGCAAGCCGAGATGGTCAAAGCGGCTGGTGGATGGGTAGCAGGGCTTTCGGCTTCCGTCCGACCCCTAGTGACCTACTGGGTGCTGTTCGTCTGGTCTTTTATTCATGTATGGTTCGCTTACAATGCTTGGCTCGCTGGTGCACCCGCGATCGAAGTGTTCAAGACGATGATGACCCCCGACTTCTCCGCTCTGCTGTCCGGCACCATTAACTACTGGTTCCTCGACCGCACTCTGAAGCAACGTGGCATATGAACCTCGAACTCGCCGCTGAACTCTGCCGCCGGTACGAGGGGTATCGGGCCAAGCCCTACCTCTGCCCGGCTAACGTAGCCACTATTGGATACGGGAGCACCTACTACGCCGACAAGCGAAAGGTGACCCTCGAGGATCCTCCGATGGACGAACCTACGGCACGGGAGCTATTAATGATCGAGCTTGAGCACACCTACCTTCCCGGGGTCCTCCGGAATTGTCCGGGGCTGATTACGGACGTCCGAAAGTGCAACGCGATAGTAGACTTTTGCTACAACCTCGGTGTCGGGCGACTTCAGACCTCCACACTTAAGCGAAAGGTGAACGCTGGGGACTGGGAGGGTGCGAAAGAGCAGTTGATGCTGTGGACTCGTGGTGGCGGCAAGGTGTTGCCGGGACTTCTCAAGAGACGCACTTCTGAGTGTGCATTGCTGGATTGACCAAATGCCAAAGGCGTGGTATAATTTTGCCCAACGTAGCCATTCGTGTGAAGGACTTCTATGACTGCCGCGTCGGTGATGACCTACGACTCTCTTGTTGAAAATATCCAGTCATATCTTAACCGTACTGACACCGCTACACTCGACAAGATCCCTCTCTTCATCATGCTCGCCGAGCAGGTGATAGCGTCCCGAATCAAATTCCTCGGTAATCTGACCGTTAACACCAGTAGCATGGTGATTGGTACGGCGGTGATTGCGAAGCCCTCTCGGTGGCACAAGACGGTATCGATGAATATTACAGTAGCGGGTGAGCGTCGGCCAGTGCTTCTGCGTAAGTACGAGTATCTCCGTAATTATTCGCCGGACCCTACAGCCACTGGAATCCCCGAGTATTACGCGGACTACGACTACACGAATTGGCTCGTGGCTCCCACACCCGCCGCCGCCTACGCGTTCGAGGTGCTATATTACGAGCGGGTCCAGCCGCTGGATTCAAGTAACCAGACCAACTGGTTCACTATCTACGCTCCACAGGCATTACTCTACGGCTCGCTCTTGCAAGCGATGCCGTTTCTGAAGAACGACGAGCGTATCCCAATGTGGCAGTCGCAGTACGACGCCATCATGGGCACGTTGGCCGAGGAGGATAAACTCCGTATTGCCGACCGTCAAGCAATTGCGGTGGATGCATGAGCTACGTCAGCCCTTTCACCGGCGATGTCATCCAGCCGACAGATGTGAGCTTCCGCGCCGTTACGCTGACGGCGAACACCCAGCTGAATTGGCCATCGAACAGCACTACAAACGCTGACTACGCGGCTCGGATCATGCAAGTGACGGCAAGCACTGCCGGTCTAAACCTGTTCATGCCGCCAGCGAACCAGACCTCGGTGGGTAATGACGCTCTCATCCGGAATATTGGTGCGAACACTTTCACCGTCAAAGATTATGAAGGCACCAACACCATCGTGTCAGTGGCGGCGGGCGAATCCAAGTACATTTACATCACCGCTAACCCAACCGCTCAAGGCTCTTGGGGTGTGATCGCTTTTGGCACTGGAACGTCTTCGGCCGATGCCGCGACGCTCGCGGGTTACGGTCTGGTCGCCAGCGGTGCAACGTTAAACCAGAGCCATCCAAGTGCCGCAATCACTACTGGGACGACATTTGCCGCTACCGATCGTGCGCAAACCCGTGTGTGGTCAAGTGGCTCCGGCACCGCAACGCTTCCTGCCGCCGCGACGCTGGGCAATAACTGGTTCACACTCTTCAAGAACAACGGTACTGGATCTTTTATCGTCTCCTGCACCGGCGCGGAGCTTATCGACGGCAATAGTACCAAAACGTTTAATCCGACCGAGTCCGCGTTCATTGTGTGCACGGGGACGGCCTATGTGACCGTCGGCTACGGCGTTAGTTCCCAGTTCACTTTTACGGCACTTACGAAGAGTGTGACCGGCGGCTCGGTGCTCCTTACTAACAATGAAGCGGCTAACAACATTCAAGAATACGTTGGTTCTTTGATTAGCAATGTGACGGTAACGTTTCCAGCCGTCGTGAACTTGTACGTAATCTCGAATCAAACGACCGATAACGGGTTCAGCCTTACTGTTACTACGGGTCTTGGATTCACAGCTACGATTCCCCCGGGGCAACAAGCCACACTGATCTGCGACGGTGTTAACTTCCTCAACGCCAATACCACACAAGCTGGTGCATCTACGGTGAGCCTCTTGGATGGCACCGTTGGTACGCCATCCCTGAACTTCGCGGCTGAAACCGGGACTGGACTGTACCGCCCCGGAGCGGGTGAGCTTGGTATTTCGGTGCTTGGAACCAAACGTGTGGGCGTGACCGCTACCGGAGTAAGCGTGACTGGATCCGGCACATTTTCTACGGGCATTGCTGGGGGTACGTTCACATGACCAAAAAGGTCTTCGCCCTCGACACTAAACCCGGCGTCCAGCGTGATGGTACGGTGTTCGACAAGCAGTTCTACAATTCCGGCCGTTGGGTTCGCTTCCAGCGCGGCCGTCCTCGTAAAATGGGCGGATTCCGCGAGATCGTCAACGACTTGGCAGGACCATCCCGTGGCATTTACCTGAATCCACAGCAGAATTTTAATAATGTGTTCAGCGGTTACTCCGGCGGTCTGCAGTTGCTTCCTATCAATAACTCGGGAATTGGGTCCGGAATCACCGACATGACCCTCTCCGGGTTCACAGCGAACTCTAACAATTTGTGGCAATTCGATGCATTCTACGACGTGAGCGGGTCTGGTAACAATCTCTTGCTCGCACACCCCGGTCAGAACCTCACACTTATCGATAACAACGTTAACACACCGGTGCTCGGCGGCGTCATTACTGGTACTACCATGGCACCGATTGGCGTGTTTACGCAAGTTGCGGCCACGATAACATCAGGGTCGCCGAATATTACACTGTCCTCGACCAATATTTTGATTGGTGCCGGTCAGTCGGTATCTGGTACTGGCATACCCTCCGGTGCGACTGTCGTGTCTATATCAACGACTGCTTTGGTGATCTCCGCACCGGCCACGGCCAGCGGTTCCTCGGTCACATTAACATTCGACAACAACGTTTCAGTGTCGGGGGGCGTCGTAACGCTTCATCCATACGTGTTTGTGTACGGCAATGACGGACTAATTCGAAACTCCTCAGCTGGTAACGCGAACGATTGGGTGTCGGCCGACGCAAACGAAGTGTCCGTCGCCACCGGCAAGATCGTGCAAGGGCTTCCAGTTCGTGGTGGATCGAACGCCCCATCCGGCCTCTTTTGGAGCTTGGACTCACTGATCCGCGTGTCCTACATTGGTGGTGTTGGCACTCCTCCACAGTTCTGGCGGTACGACTTGATCTCGAGCCAGTCCTCGATCCTGTCCTCTCAATCTGTCATCGAGTACGACGGTGTGTACTACTGGTGCGGAGTCGATCGATTCTTGCTCTACAACGGTGTAGTGAAAGAAATTCCGAACACGTTTAACCAGAATTACTTCTTTGATAACTTGAACTACGACGCACGCGAAAAGGTGTGGGTCACTAAAGTGCCACGATTCGGCGAGATTTGGTGGTTCTACCCCCGAGGTACTGCGACTGAATGTACAGACGCGGTGATTTACAACGTTCGCGAGAATTGCTGGTACGACGCTGGCGAAGCGACTGGAGCACAAAGATCCGCCGGATTCTTCTCGCAGATTTTTCCTTTCCCTATCGCCGCTGAATGGAATATTAATGCTTCCGGTGGTATTCTAACCGCTACTATCACCAACGCGGGTTCCGGTTACACCAATGGTACTTTTAATAACACGCCTCTTACTGGCGGAGCCGGAACGGGAGCGACAGCCAACATCACAGTGGCCGGAGGTATTGTTACGGCAGTAGTCATTAATGGGCATGGGGTTAACTACGCAGTGGGCAATACACTCTCGGCCGCGCTAGCCGGGGGCGCGGGATTCGTGCTGACTGTTGCTACGTTAATGAACTTCGTATCGCTGTACCAGAACGAAATCGGGACGGACAAGGTGTCGGGTGCCACCGCTCTGGCGATTGAATCATTCTTCGAGACTAACGATCTCGGATGGGTCGCTGGTGGACCCTCGCAACCCGCCCCAGTAGGTGACAACAGGTGGCTGGCGTTGGAGCGTGTTGAACCCGATTTCGTGCAGAGCGGCAACATGGAACTGTACGTCACTGGACGGTCGTTCGCGCAAACTACTGACACTACTAGTGCGGCTTACACTTTTGGCCCGAATACTGGTAAAATTGACATGCTCGAGCAACGCCGCGAATTGCGTCTCAAATTCGTGTCCAATGTGGCGGGTGGCGACTATCAACTCGGCAAGGTGATCCTCAACGCCGACCTCGGCGACGTGAGACCATAATGGCGATCATACTGAATACCAATCTGGTCTACGACCCTCGTTACCACACATTCGAGTCTTGGGCGTCACTGATGTGTGAGCAGTACGCGTCGCAACAATTATGCATTCCTGATGCCACTACCGACTGGAAAGAATGGGGCGCGGGACTTAAAGCTATCGACGTGTTCACGAATGAAGGCATTCCCGGACCCTACCAGTACGACGACTGGATGGAGTGGGCCGAGCAACTCGTCAACGCTGTTAACCCTGCGGTGAATTAATATGGCACTCTACGAACGATTATCCTCATCAAGCTCGGCCGAAGATATCGCGAACGCGTACGAGGAAGCCGTCGGACTCTTGGGGGGAGACACTCCCGCTAACCAAAAAATAGCGGTTGATTACCTGACCAACCTTGGCATTGGCATACCTACGATTCAGAGTGCTTACGGCATCTACACGGCTCCGGCAGACGATTACACAGTAACGGCGGATACTTCAACTACGTCTGGTACTGGTGCACTGACTCAAGCGACTACCGATACTACCGATACTACCGCAGACACTTCAACCACGGTTGGAACTGGTGCATTGGCTCAGGCCTACACCGGTGAGGATGCCTTCTTAGACAGTCAAGCACAGGCGCAAGCCGATCAAATCGCCGCGAATGATGCGGCCAATAGTACGATACAACTCGCAGGTCAGAGCTTCAATATTAGTAATGCCGCCGTTGACAAGGTTACTCAACAAATTCTAGCTCAAGGCACGACTTCTAAATGGACTGGTGAGGGGTTCGGATCCGCTGAAGCTAACGCTAGGGCAATGGCTGAGCAGTTAGTAGCCAACGGCGTGACTGATATCAATCAAGTCGGGAAGGTGGACAAGAAAGTCGACGTCGCCGTTACGCCACAATATGAATATAACTACACGGGACAAGTAGACCAAGACGGTCAACCCATCATGACCGCGACGGTAGTCGGGTATGTCGACCAGAATGGAAAAGCGGTTGATGCGTCGCTAGTGAAAGCAGAGCAGATATACGAGGGTGGCGACAGTGGAACATCTTCGACTGCTTACGTCGCCCCGATCGGTACTGTATCTGTACTCGGCAACAAGGCTACCGGCAAGGAGTTTATTAATGATTACGGCGAGCGTGGTGGTGTGGGCGACGCTTGGTCAGGCACTTACGCGGGCAAAGGTAACACAGCATTCCGCACTACGTTTGACGCCAACGGCAAGCCCATCTTTTACACCACTGGGGCCTCTAGCAGTGATGTGGGTGATTATGCTCCAATTCTAGCCATAGCTCAGTTCATCCCGGGTCTAGCCCCTTTCGCAATGGCCGCGAATGCCGCGATTGCGATTGATAATGGCGACGTGCTTGGTGGTCTTGCTAGCATGGCTGGCTTGGGTGGGTACACTGATATAGCTACTGGACTCCGGGTAGCCAAAGCTATCGACAATAACGATTTGGGTGCTCTAGCGATGTCGCTATTGCAAAACGACACTATCGGTAGCATGGCCGGTAGCACGATGCTGACCGACACCATCTCGCTGGCCGACGCTGGTAATGCTTACAATGTGGTGACGAACGTTAAAGATGGCAATTACGCTGGTGCACTTAATTCTCTTGGGACTTTAACTAATAGCGCGGATCTCAAAACCGCTGGGGCCGCGTTAAACCTTTACAATGCCATCGAATCGGGCAATGAAGTCGCCATTATCAACGCGGCTGGTGGTTTGAATAATACAATCAACGCGGCGAACAATTTATCAAATGCCGCTGTTGCTAAATCCATAACGAATAGTGTGACTGATGGTGCTGGAGCCTTCGTCGCGGCAAAAGAGGCTGGGGCGACTGACGAAGAGGCACTAATTGCCGCCAACACCGTCACTGGGACTGGTACGAGCGTTAGCACGACTACTAATTCTGAAGTTACCAATAAAACGGTGACTAGCGGTGCTGGCAATGATAGCGTCACTACCGGCACGACTGGCAAATTTGATCTGGGCGAATTCGAGGGCGTTGATAAAGCTATAGATCAACAGTCTCGCAACACTGAAGTCGACAGGTTAGTAACCTCTTATGAAAAAAAGACTGGGAAATCCTTCGATAAGCTCACCGATCAAGAGGTGGCGGCGTTAGCGTATACGGCCAACTCGAT